TCAGCGACCACGCCTAAAGAGTGAGTAAAGGAGTCTACTCGCTTGTCATCAAAGATCAACATAAATGAGTATGCTATGTTGTCATATGTGGTAGAAGCCGCACCAGAGATATGCATATTGATGTAGACGTGGTCTGTATAGAAGTAAGATTTGTTATTTGCAGCGATTTGAAGGCTTGGAAATTGAGTAAAGACACTACGACCATTCTGAGATAAGTCGCCAAGGACCTTGAACAGTATTGAATCATCACCTGCCGCAGGGTAGCGGTTGCTTTGAACAGGGGGTTCTTCTTGTAGATTCATCTTTGTTGGAATGACTGGATAGGGTGCAATTACGAACTCAACATTCTGTCGTAGGGGTTCATCGGGAACTGTCATGTAGGCATCCTCAAAGAAATCCACTTGAATCAAATTGTGTTGTAGACCCTGCTGTAAATTAATGCGTTTTAGAATCCACGCATTACCCTCTTCATCAGTAGTAACAGATTCCTGTTCTATCGTTTCCTTAACAACATGAACAACCATCACTTCTTCCCCCTTGCTTGCTTGTGAGCAGCCTTAACGGCCTTCTGGAATCCACCCTTCTTCCACTTACCATTCTTGAGTTTGTAAGTAGGGGCTACTTGCTTGAATGCTTTCTTGTATCTACGTTGATAGGCAGTAGTCTTTTTTCTGGGCTTAGATTTCGTTCCCATGGTAGACAATTCTTCTGCCTGTTTTTCACCCTCTACTACATCTTGCACATTACCACCCGTAGGAACCAATGTTTCACCTGCACGTACGTAGTATTGGAGACTTGGAGAACCTTGAATCATGTATGCTTGATAGGCGGGAATACAAATCATATCCAAAGGGAAAGTGATTGTATCATCACCAATAATCAATCCTAGGGTTGCACCCGCAGCAGCACCTAAGCCGCCACCGAACGCATAGCCTATTCGGCCATACTCTACTGCCTTCTCGGCTTTGTCTAAAGCCCTGTCTACTTTGCTCATTTACTCACCTCAGAGGTCTTGTGCCTGAGTGAGCATTTGGGTCAAGTCTTTCTGTGTGATCTTCTTAGGTTCAGCGATTAACATGACATCAATTTCTACTGTTGAATCTTCCAAACTGACACCTCTGATACCATCACATGCAACACCAATCAACAAATCGGTTACTACATCATAGCCTTCGGGATGCAGGTCGGGAGTTCCAAAGAACTCATCTCTACGGTCATACCATGCGTATGTCGCCCCATTGTCAGTGTTAATTACGTAATCTTGAGTGTAAACACAGATGACGTTAGGAGAGGCAATACCAACATCTGTAACGTCTTCATACGCTGTTGTAGTAGCGAATACCTTCAATCCCCCTCTTGATTGATTTCCAACGTTAGTCATGTCAAACTGTCCAAGATTAACAGGCCAATTTCCAACGGCAGAAGTAGGGTCTCTCATCTGAAATCGTATCTCTTTAATTGCCAGTCCTTTGTTTTCGGGAATTGAAACATAGTCGGATAAGTCAATTCTTCCATAGACAAGGGCGGCATCGCCTAAAGAATCTATATCAAATTGAAGTCGGTCTCTTAGAATTACGTCATTACTGCCTTTAGCCATACGAGTTATTTGTATTTTTGACTATTTATTGTTTTACTTTTATCCGCTTAATTACAAATAGGTGGTAACAAGGATAAACGGGATATGCAGGATATACGGGAAATACTGAATTCGCTAGAAGCACATGGTCTAACAGACAAAGAAATTATGGAAATTGCAGGTATCAAAGACAAAGATACTCTAACTCGTTGGTGGGGTGGCACAAATCCTCGTCCAAAGAGTCATGGGAAACTGTGGATTCACCTTCAATCCTTAGCCCCTGTGGACGAAACTTGTCCATATGGCATTCCTACCCAAGAGATGTTCCTACACGCCCTAGAATTGCGGTTAAACGGGCTTTACGGGAAATACCCGCATCTCAAAACTCAGATGAATCATTGGAGAGATTTCAAACGCAACAAGGAAATCCCAGACGAGGATTGGAGAGATGCCATGAGTCTGCCTGTTCACAAAGAAAGACTGTTCAAGAAAAAGCACTACTATGACCTTGGTTGGACTGATGAAAAGTCTTGGTGCAAGTCACACTACGAGATCAATGAAGAAACCAAGATTCGGATTGTGGCAGAGTATCATGATGATGCCAGAATCCGAAACCACTTTCAGAATCTTTGAGCAGGTTTGAAGTTTCTGAAAGGTGGATTCAACAATTTGTTTGGTATCTCAAATTGATGAATTTGGTCATGCAGTTTTGCAGGTCGGTTCTTCTGATTACGAATTGAAGCGGGAGTCCATTGTCGGCCAGTAGAAGTAGGTATCTTCCATCCATTGAGTTTGGATGCAATCTTGTTTGCAGACCATCCCTCTGGGTTCTCAAGAATCCATTGTCGGACAGCATATTCATGCCAATTAGGACGCATACAAATCAATGGGCCAACATCTCGGCCTTGTGTGATATTACGCTTGCCAGAGTCGTATTCTTCCCACCCAAATACAGCGTGGGAAGTTTTCTCAAGTTTCTCTGATTTGGATTGCATTCCACCTTGGGTTCTCTCTGCTCTTGCTTCGTTTTCGTCCTCTGCAAGAAGTAAAGTGAAGTGCCACCACTTACGACCTGCTGATGTGTTCAGAGGTTGGTTACAATCGGTGGTAATGACCTTGACTTTGGAATGCTTTCCAGACATCAAATTCATCCAAGCAGAACCTTGTTCCATGCGTCGGAAGAATCGGTCAATCTTGAATCCGAACAGATGGTCAATCTTCCCTGATGCGATGTCTGTCATCAGTCGGCTCCCTTGTGGTCTGTCGGTGAATGAAGGATGCTTCTTTGCACTAACTCCTTCGTCAATATACAGTTCACATTCATCTACATCAAATCCATGCATTAGCATGAATGCAGACATCATTGAGCGTTGAGAATCAACGGTCTGGTCGTCTGTGCTACATCTGAGATATACGGCTACGTTGGGATGTTTCTTTGTTTGATATTCCATCCCGTTTGATAATTTGCTACCACCTATTTGTAATTGCACTTGCTCTTGGAATACCTGTTCATTTTGCACGAAGGTTGGGCTTAGTAATGCGTCCGACATAACCAATGGCTACCCATTTACCCTTATAACGCGTTCTATGAGTGATTAGAGCATTCGGAGATTGCCCGAATCGGTGTATTTTGTCGGTGGCCATTGGTCTCGGATTGCTCCCGAAATCAAACCTCCATTGAGATGCATACGAATCCAATCTGGGAATCGGTTTCCAAATGCCTCATCAAACCCACTCATACCTCTTGAATCTGCAACAACAGAACGAATCTGTGGCGTTGTGGACATTGCTTCGGCATCCCGTGTATTGATTGGAAGGAAGTATGCACCCGTGGCAAGCGTATTCAGCGTATGTTCTGGCCTAATGCCACCGTATCGCCACATAGGAAATACGTTGCCTCTGAGAGCCTCAATACTACGCATAGCACCGTTTGACATTAATTCTTGGCACATTGCGTTGTGAGATTCAGCGACCACGCCTAAAGAGTGAGTAAAGGAGTCTACTCGCTTGTCATCAAAGATCAACATAAATGAGTATGCTATGTTGTCATATGTGGTAGAAGCCGCACCAGAGATATGCATATTGATG